CTCCTATTATAAACCTAGTAATTCAACTCTTGTGGGATTAGCAGATGCTCTTACATATTTAGCAGTAGTTATAATATAACTTTCACCAGTTACAACCATAACAGCTGGATCAGTAGTAGTAGTTACTGCACCGTCTGTGTTATCATCACTAAAAGCTATCACAGTATTTGCACCGACAATAACTCTAATAACATTACCAGCACCAACTTCTACCCAACTAGCTGAAATATCAGCAGATATTGGTGAACCACCAACATGAAGTGATTGAAGAACTTGGGCACAGTCAACTATGCTCATTGTAAAGAATTTTCGTATTTTAGCAGATGCCATAGATGCTCCTATTGGGGATTAATAGGAGTATTATACCATAGGTAACCGACCATAGGTCGGTTACGAACTTTTATTATTCTGATTTTGAGGTATGAGCATGTCTTTTTAAAGATTCTTTTTTCTCTGAAGATAGTAAGTTTGCTTTATCTCTATGCTCACTTCCACACCCTTTACATCGATATTTCTGGAATTTAGAGGTATTTGTGTAAGAGAAGCCATTCTTAATAAAGTCTTTACTTCCACATTTACACACCACATCTAGAGAGTCTGTATACACATTGAAGTTAATACGTGAATCCCAAACGATAAGTTTATGATAAAGCTCTTCTAAACTTAGAACGTCATATTTATTGTAAAGCTCCATCTCTTTCCATGCTTCTAAATTATCCTTAAGACATTCAGTCCAAAGTTCATGACCTTGGAATTTACCATGAGAGGTTAATTTTTTATACTTAGTACATAGTTTATCTGTCATATAAGCAAGCTTATTGCTTGTAAAAGCAAAATGTCTTTTGGCAATCTCTTGTGTGTCTATATGTCTGAAGCTACTTGGTGGTGGAAATCCACTTAGGATAAATCTTGCATTTAATTTCTTAACATCAAATTTCTTACCATTCTGTGTAATTACAATATCTGCTTCATCTAGAAGATCCCAGATACCTCTTATTAAGTCACTATCATTTGTAATATCTTTCATTCCTCTTTGATCTTGATACATCACTTTTTCTGGTGCGTCATCAAGCCATTTAGCAGACCAACTTAAGACATGCCAATCAGACTGAATCTGATTTAGACCTACGTTGTTCTCCCATAATCCCCAAACATGAGCAAGTATGGGTGCTGTCTCGATGTCAAAGACCAATACCTTTGGTGAAGATCGTGGCACTGCTACGACTGCCTTAATCTTTTTAACCTTAGGTTTTATCTTTGCTGGTTGTTTCTTAGTCTTTTTTACCATCACTGCATTCCTTGTCAATGTATCGTTGTATGTACCATATCGCTTTTTCTAAGTCTTCTTTTAATTTATTAGGATCTTTCTTTCCGGCTCTTGCTAAATACTTAACTGCGTTTGCAAGTCTAAAGTCCAATTTCCATGCTTCAATAGCGTCAATCGGCTGAATATTACTAGAATTATAATGTTTTGGCCATTTAATAATATCGTTACTTTTCTGTGCTAAACAAATATTACATTTACAAAGTTCGCCGTCATGAATGAAATCTTTAGAAACTTCCATCATCATCTCTCCACAATTTTTCTATCTTAATTTTACCGAATGTTCTATTTCCATATGTGAATACGGGTTCGGTAGAGATGTAGATTGCTCCAGATTGAGCAGGTTCATTTGGTACTTTAATGCCACTTTGTATACGTTCAATAAAAGCCTTTCTAGCTTCATCTCCATATAAATATCCATAGTCTTCATGTATTAGGAAGTCGTCTTGAAATATTAGGTTTGCACATACGACAGTAAGTTCATTAGAGATCTTCGCAACCTTATGAGATTGTAACCCCAATCTAAATCTAATGTAGTACATATTACTTTCGTCTATGTGTTCAATTAAGGCAATAGGAAGTATATCTCCCTTTTGATATATCTCTCCTAGTTCATCTAACTTATCATAGTGATAGTCACTATTCTTATGACATACTTTATCTAAGAAATGCTTCATTAAATCCATGTTAGCTCCTCTTAGAACTTATATTTACAAACCCAATATGTTCCTTCTGGCTGAAAAGCCTCACTAAAAAATATTCTTAAAACATCAGTGGTATGTAGTGTCATGGTGTCTTTTTCTTTATTATGAATTAATATATAATCTCTTGATACGGCATCTTGCAGTTCTTTGTATATATCAAAACATGCATTTGGTCTTTCAAAATCTATACTAACTATTGGTTGAAATTTATTCATAAATTCTCCTTTGAAGAGATTATACAAATGTTTAATTTTATGATGGTTTCTTAGTAATCCAATCTAGCATTGCTTTAATTTCATTGGGTTTAGAATAAATTTTCCCTGTGGAACTTTTATAAACGCCTAAACTTGGTTTTGCATTTAACTCTTTAAATTCTTGATATTGTTCTGAAGTGTTGTCACCTTTTCCAAATTGAGTATGGAAGGTCTCATGACAGTCTTCACAAAGACAGATACCGTTCTCAGGAAGAAATCTCTGATCTGGGAAAGAGTTAAATCCATTTAAGTGGTGAGCAACTAAACTTCCGCCTCTTACTTGGCACTTATCACAAGTGAAGTTAGACTTAGCAAGTACGTCGTAGGTCCAAGCTTTGCCTTCAGCAGATTGACGGATGCGAGTATTTTCTGGAGCAGACCAACCATTAAACTCTTCTATTGGAATATCTCGCTGAGTACAAGAAGCTTTCTTATATCTATCAAATTTTTCTTCTTTTGTTTCATTTTTCCATTGGTTATTCGCTGTATTTCTTATTCTCTCTTTAGTCTCTTCTGTATGGTGTTTACCTTTAAAAGCTGACTCATAGCCATTCTTAGACCAATGATTGTCTTTCATTCTTTGTTTATGCTCTTCTGATTTTACTTTAGTTTGGTTTTGCTTTGCCAGTATTGTTTCTGGTTTGTTATGAAAACACTTTGAACATAAGGTGTTCTTTTGAGATTGCTTAAAATTAATATTGCGTTCTATCCCACAACCTGGACAGTTATCGATCACTCGCATGTCAGTTCTTTTAACACCTGATGCTAGATTTTGCTCTTCTTTTGATTTTCTATTAGATTCTGGGTCTATGTCATAACTAAATACTTCTTTTGTTCTTTGTCTATTAAACATAAAAATTCTCCTATGTTTATATTATACCACAAAGATAGATTTATTTGTATATAGTACCTTGTTTGTGTAGAAAATAAAAAGGCCAGCAGAAGCTGGCCTAGTTTTGAATAATTTCAATTACTTAGTAATTATTTACCCATGTTTCCGAATACACAATTGAAACGGGGGGTGTACACGAAAAGAGCTCCGTACAACACGATCGCAAATTCAAGAGCAGTCGTAACGATTGCAAAGTTGATTTTTGAAAGTGGAGCAAGTTGCTTAAATCTCATACATTCTGCAGACATATCTAGTAAGAAAGCTTCTCCTAGACCTGGTTCTTTAGCATTAGAGTCAGTGATTACTGTAGCAGCTTTGTAGTTACCAACAAATTGCTCAGTTCCTACAGCTCCGTCAGCTTGTGAACGATACATTTTAATATGTTTAGTTCCAGCAGGTAGACCAACGATAGTGATTACACAAGATTGACCAGCAACTTGAGCGATATCTGGAACAACTTGAATTGGAGAAGATTCACCAAAATCGTTAACAAAAGTTAACTTATATTGATAAACACCAGCAGCAAGACCTTTAGTTCCAACGATATGACCAGAATTACTAGCAGCAGCCGTTGCACCAGCAACAGATGGAGAATTAGTAATACCAACACCTCTAGATCTTGAACGTGGACGTAAGAACAAGTTTGGTTTGAAATCCAATGTACCAGCAGATGTTACCATCTTGTTTACATCGTAACCAACAGTTTGACCTTGTTGCCCTGGAGCAGATCTGAATTGTGGATAGAATTGTTTAATGAAAGAAGAAAGAGCAAGAGGCTCGATATGTAGTTCAGAAGGAGATCCAAAGTTTTCTAGAGCAATAACCGCTAGATCTTCTAAATCATCTTGAGTAAGAACTGCACCATCAAGATCTTTAACGATTGAACGAACTTCTCCGTATCCTTCAAAATCTTTTGATTTTTGTTGAGCATCATCATCACCTTTAACTAATTGTTGTAACAATCCGTTCATAGCGATTGAGTTAGCAGGAAGATCTGAAAGAGCTCCGTTTTGTAACCCAGATAATGAGTTAGCGAAGTGAGAGTGACCCCAGTACATTTCGCGTTCAACATTCTTAAGAAGATCCATAGTTCCTTCTTTAGCTTGTTGTGCAACGATATCACCAACAGTAGTTCTTACTAAAGTCATTTGGTGAGAAACTTTACGTCTTGTACCGAAGAATACGATTCTTTGTCCATCTCTGATGTATGTAGAATCTGATTCTTGTGGTGCTCCACCTTCTCCGATGTATGGAGATGCGTCTGAACCGTAACCGATTAAACGATTGTATTGTTCAAATAGATTATATGCTTTGTCTACAGAAATTGCAGGCCACATTTTTAGATTCTTCATATCAAAAGTTACACTTTTTAATGTTGATTCTAAAGACTCAGCTTGTAACACACCACCGTATGTTAGGTCTGTAGGTTTACCAGCTCCACCGTAACCGGCAGTGATGGCTTTATTTAGTGCTTCTACTTCTTCTGCTGAAACAATTCCTTGTTCCAATCCCGAAACGATCTGATTTACAGCGTCTTGGTTAATGTACTGATCTGACATATTAGTTCTCCTTATTTAACGCCATACTTATCGGCAATTTGTTTAAGCTCATTACTATCTTTTGTTGTTTCTGCTCTGAAAATATCTGAAGAATCAACTTTTGAACCAGACTTTTTAAGTTCAAGTAACTTATTAGTAACTTGTGACTTATTAAGTGGTACAACTTCTTCTGTAGACTTAGCAAGAGCTTGTACTCCAGCAGGAATGCTTCTTCTAGCAACCGGTGCATTTGCAATCGATTCTAGAGCAGCAGTCATTTTTTCAAGTCTATCTTCAAAAGTTGAAAATTTAGAATCGACATAAGATTTCATAAGTTCTTCAGATGAAGCCATTGATTTTTTCAAATCTTTGAAATCAAATTTTTTCTTCTTGTCATCTTTGTCTTTATCTTCGTCTTCTTCTTTTTCTTCATCTTCGTCTTCGTCTTCAGCTTTACAAGCTTCTTCCGCTTTTTCTACATCATCGCTATCGTTATCATCTTCTTCTTCATCTTCATCTTTGTCTTCTTTCTTTGCATGCAAGTCACCGTTTACTGGTTTACCACCAAT